ATGCTCTTTCTTCTGAACCTACTAAAAACCGAGGCCATGTTTGGCTGGTTTCAAATGCTTCATGCGCCCTGCGGTTAATAAAACTATCTATTGATCCCTGTTCTTCTGTCGTTAGGTTACCCCCACCAACTAAAGATTGTATAAGAAATAATAAATCGCTATATGTTCTGTCCTGCATTATATTTTGTTGGGGCTTAGTTCAGGAAACTTCTTGTTGTAGTATTTTAAAAATTCTTTAGAATGCACAGTCTCTTGACCATACTTCTTTGTAAGACGGAAGAACTCTCTCGCAGGCATGGTAGCAACTGGCTTACCTAATACCGGGTGGGTCTTTCCTCTTAGTTCTTTTGCTTCTTTGGCTGCTTGTGCAACTCTCTTTTGTTCAGTCTGTTTTTCCAGATTGAAACCAGTTTTGATCTCCTTCATGAAGGCTCGATCAATTTCTCCGTCGGAGTATTTCTTGATGTTGGGAATGATAATATCCATATTAAAAAGGCAGGGGGGCTTGCGCCCCCCAACCAGTATTTAATTAGCTTGCAGAGAAGCGGATTGGGTCGAATACACGAACACCAATGATAACTTCACCAGCAGTAAGGTTAGCAACTGTACCACCGAACTTATAGATAAGATTGGTTGCAGCAGCACCACCAGAACCAGCAACAGGAGAAGCTCCTGCTTTAACTGTTGTGTCTCCATTAGCTTGAATGAAGTCTGTTCCAGTGTTGTAGACAGTAGCACCTGCGTTAGCGTCGATGTCGAAGCTATCAATAAGTGTATCGTCGTCAGTGCCAGTTCCAACTTCAAGCGTGATGTCAGTTGCTCCAACAAGAGCTACGGACTCAACGGCGAAGGCAACGTCAACTGCACCACCAGCTGGGATTTGTCCCCAGATAGTTTGATTAGTGCTTGCGTTAACAATGTCTTGAGCGGATAGAACAAGTACGTGAGTGAAATCACCACTTGATTCATTTACGGTTAATTTAGCCATTATATTATATCTCCTTTAGTTAAGGGTTAGGTTACGTCTTGGATGACACCGTGTGCGCCAGGATGGTACACTCCGAGAGTCAATGCACAGTCAACGAATCCACGCTCACCGCCACCAAGATTTGGAAGGCGAGTTGATCCCATTGGGATAAGCTCGTGAATACCGTAGTATTCTGGGTTTACGATGTAACCAGAACCAGTAGCTGTGTTACCGCCAAAGCTTGGCGCGCAGTCAGGATTTTGGTTAACAATGGAGACAACACCATGATCGGACTCATAGAGGTCAACAGATAGCTTGATGCTACCGCTGTTGCCGTCGTAGTTCACTGTACGAACATTGTCCGTAGCAGAAGCACTTGTACGAGCGAAGTCAGCAATAACTTGGCGTAGGCCAGTGTCAGCAACAAGCATAAGATTGTTTGCAGAACCGGTTACACGGAAGATCGAGCTGATGATGCCGTTAAGAGCTGATTCGCTGAATGCAGTTGCATTAGCTTCAGTTGTTGTGTAGATGCTGTCAGCAGGTGTGCGGAATGTAGCAGGTACATCAGCAGGTCCAGCAGAATCAAGCCAGTCGCCAAGTCCACGAAGTGCGTTGGCTGTGCCAGCACCGTTTTCTGTAGCTGAATCTTGAGTGCCAGCAATAGTAGCTTCAACGTCACGCTTTAGTTCGCGGATAGCTTTAGCTTCTGCTTGAGCAATCTTAGCGGGACCAACGGAATCGACAGCTTCTTGCATGTCGGATACCATGTAATCACGGCGGAACTTTTGAACGCGGTTACCAAGCTTTGCACGACCAGCGAACTGGTCAGTGAATGCTGTTACGTCAGCACCTTCAGAGATACCAGCAGTGCTGGGAGCCGAAAGGCTGTCGACAGTCCACTCAACGAATGTAGCGGATGCGCGTTGTTTATTAGCGGACGAAAGGATAGGAGTCTCTTCGGGAGCGAGGATAGTCAAGACATCAGTCAAGTCTTCGCGATTGGAGACACCCGAACCTGTATTTGTAGTATCGAATGTATTTGAGAATGACATTTTATTTAATGATTAGTTTTAATGAGTTAAAGGCGTGAAGCCATTTGTAGTTTTCTAAGTGCAGCAAAATCGCGAGCGTTACCCGATTGTTTAAATTGACTTTGCAATTCCTTGAGTGCCTTTGCAGTTCTTGATGGGGACTTAGCAGCGTTTGCATTACTTGTTGTCGCACCCTTGGGTGGTGTAAGTTTCATGCTTGGCTTACCTTCAGCTATTGGTTTACGACCATAGATACTGTTTGCCGCGTGAGCGAACCAGTAATCCAATTGACCCGCAACATCCGGAGCTTCTTTTGATACGATCTCTTTCATTTTTTGAAAACGAGCATCGTTCACTGTAGCTTCATATTGTTTGCGTACATCATTGTCTTCACCTTCTAGCCAGGATAGCTCTTCTTTAGCTCTCTGCTTGAAAGCAACTTCCATATTTGCAGCCTGTTCTTTGGCTTGTATTTTAGAAAGTTGATCAGGAAGAAAGGTCTTCTGAGCCTTACGCGCTTGTATGAGGGATTTACGAACTTCCGCCTTTGTCATTTCTTTGCCTTCGATCTCAGTAATGACATCGTCAGCCGCATAGTCAGCACCTTCAAAAAGAAGGTCCTCAGCCCAATCGACTATTTGCTCTATCTCTTCGGCCTTACTTTGAAGGTCCTCGATGGAATCTAAATTTCCGAATGGGTTATTTTCTATTTTCTTTTTTGACTCAAGGGGGTCCTTCTGTTGAAGCGAAGCCTCTAGTTTAGCCAGTTTTTCTTCTGCTGATTTTCGTCTTGCGGTAAGTTCCCCAAAACGAGCCACAGCTTTACTGCCTAACTTATCAGCTAGTTCCCGTAATTCCTCTTCGGACGCGTTGTCCAAATCAATCTGTGAAAGAACATCCTCGGATGCTGATTCAACCTCTGGTTCACCTTCTTCGGCTTCTTGAGTTTCCTCAATGACCTCTTCGGGTGTCTCTTCCGTTTCCTCTTCGACAACTGGTTCTGATTCTTCCTCAGCACTTGGCTCAGGAGTCATCTGCCCCAATCGGCGATTTGCAAAATCCGTTACGGATATATTAGTATTGTCCACTGGTTTTTGATCTGCCCCAGAGTCGGCAGTTGCGATTTCATCTGTCATAATTTCCACTCATTTACGCCGAGAGATTGCGATGCGTTAATATAACACAGGTGAACAGTTGTTGTTCAGCCTAGAAATTTTCACGGTGACGGTTACTTAATTCCTGCCAGCTTGATAACTGCAATAGCTGATCATAAGTAATAATTCGTCCTGATACCTGTTGAATGGTATCGCTTGTGGCTTCGTGCAGTTCTTCTATAGCCTCTTCTCTTAGGTCATGCACCATCTTCATGAACCTAGCAAAAGCCTCATAGTTATGAAGTGTTTTTATATCGTCTTGGATATTCATATTATTTAGCTGCGGAACGCATTACTTGAACCATTCTGGGACCTCTATCTTTTACTTGCTTGTACCACTTACTGTCAATCATTTCATCGGCAGCTACATTGTAGTCATTGTTCATGAGGCCAGCCTTCATCTTTTCAAACTTGTTAAGTTTAGTCAAACCTAAGTTGAACGCCATATCTACTAGGGTCATCTTAACCGCTTCGGGTCTCTTGGCAAAGTTAGGGTCATAGGACTGAGCATCCTTGAATGCTTGAGTTAGACTATAATTGTAAAGGGTTTTTGTTTCCTTGTCAGTAAGTTCTCGACCAGCAAACAATTCATTAATATCAATTCCTTCCTTCTTTAGGATTTTACGATTAGCGGGTTCCTCAAGATTGAATCCAATTCCTATCGTTCGCTTGCCCTTGCTGTCCTTATAGACCTTGGATTTGTTTCCCTCATTAAGGACAAACATATCATAGAAATTATTGGCACGCTGTTCGCGGACTCGTTGTTGAGCGAGTTGTTGGGTGCTTTGATTATCAGCCATAGTGTAAGTATTAGTTAATAAAATAATACTACATATTCTGAGTGTCAACATTACCCATCTGTGCAGGGGCTGTGCCGACTCGACCAATCTGGGCGTTCTGCGCTTGCTGCATCTGGAAGGTATATTGACCCTGGTATTTCTCCATGCGTCCCCGGAATGCTTCATCCTGTTGTAGACGTTGTTGTATGTCCGGCTGTTGGGCGTATTGCTGTAGGACTTGCATAGCAATCTGCGCGCCTGTAGGACGGGCTGGCATTTCAATACCTGCAAAAATCTTTGTAAGATCGTCAGTAACATTCTTAACCATTTCTTGTTGAGCATCTTGTGCAGGTTGCAGAACAGCATCAGCCATGACTGGATCAATGCTAGCGGCTGCAATATCAAGTAGTCCATCAATATTCATTCGGTTATTAACATTGAGTTGATTCAATGCAACGAACCCTTGTAGTTTCTTTTCTACTGTTTCTGGGTCACTGTCAAGAACATCAAAGTTAATCATGATGTCAAAGTTTTCATTTGGATTACCCTTGTTCATAACTTGAGGATCCGGGATGCCAGTTACCTGGAAGAAGACCTCATCGGGTCCAAATCTCTGGAAACATTTATAGGCCATGCGAATGACCTCAGCTACGTGGCTAAGGTACTTATCAACCATGAACTGCTGTCTGGATTGAGACATTGGATCATTTGTATCCAGCCCAACCATCCTGTCAGCTTGATTGATGAGTGTCTGCTCCATCTCAAGGGAACCTTGATTGTAAGAAGGAGTAGGTGCGAAGTCCAAATCCCCCTTACGGCGGTATGGAATCATTCGACCTGGACCCCAGTCATTGGGTGCTTGACCCACGGGGTGCAAAATCGGAGGTAGGGTAGCTAGGCTATTGCGGTCAATCCGCGAATCACGTTCTACCTTTACTTGGTTCTGGATACCACGAAGAATACTGGGAACGGTGGATACATCATAGAGACGCTTAGTGTCCTCGGACAAGCGTGTCACTACTACTGGATAGTCTTCGTATCCGTTGAGTAGCTCGAACTTTGCATATCCGGGAGTCCCAGTGCCATCATCTCCATCAAAGTTCTTATGAAATACTGTGCAATAAATTCCTTCGGAGCCGTCCTCTTCGTTAATAAGTCTCTGGTATCCGTAAACAATTTCAATAAGTTCATCAGCTTCGTATGCAGTATCCGTGAGGCTCATGCTGCGACGGCCTTCTTCGTATCGCTCAAGGCTGTCAATGTTGACCCCTCGGTATCTTTCGATCATCATATCCACGAAGTCCTGATCCCAACCATCGGTTGTTACCTTTAGCTCTAGTTCCTGTGGAGTATAATACGTTTTCCAAAAGCAATACGGTGCGCGCTGCGGATCAGTTACATATGGAGGAAAGACGAAGTCACCATCAGGTGCTAGGGTCTTAACCTCCGGGCAATTAATTTGACGACGCACGACGGGCAGTTTCGCGATTCCTTTTTTTCGTAGATCTTTGAGTGCTTTCTTTGCTCGCTTTTCCGTGACGCCGTCAAAAACTTGTTGCAGGAGAAGGACTAATTCTTCATCATTGTCGCCTTGCTCTACAGCTTGAAATATTTCTGGGGACATCTGGGCGATTTGCTGGAGGTCAATCTCTTGCTCAAAGGAGCGATCCTCCATGTGCCATCCAACGTAAGTGACTAGTAGTCCACGCTCAAGCAGGTAGTTAGCTCCTAGTTCCATCTCCCTGTAAAAGCGGGGAATGTATCCGGACCGTATCATCCACTTAAGGAAACCTGATACTAATTTGCTGCGGGCAATGTCTCCACTCTCCACGGGAAACGCTCTAACATTAGCCCTCTTGAGTGCGGACATGAACAGCGATGAAAGTTTTGTGATGCGTTCATCAATAAGATGGCACTCACTATCGCTTGCACCTTCCCAAGGGAATGCGTCCGCTCCA